AAGATTAATAGGTACTAATTAATACTTAGGAATCCAGTTTCTAAAGTTTCGCTTTGGAATTGGATTCATTTAATTGAGGCAATCATGTCATCTCTGTTTTCATACACTGAAGATTTCAGAGCATACCAAACTAAGCTAGGAAGGGATGGAAGACCCAGCGCTGCGACAAACACCCTCACTACTAAGGTGCGGGTGTTTGTCCCAGTAACAGATGAACCTGAGCTAAGATGGAGATTGACTACCTTCCTTCTGGATGTAATCAGATCGCCTATTGCACCTGACGATTTAAGAATGGGTGCATCCATGTCAATATTGGCCATGTATGCTGAGAGACCTGGCGCCTTAATCAGAGGGATACTGAATGATCCAGATATAGAAGTGATAATTATTGACGTCAGTGACTTTGAGGGGGAAGTTCCAGTTTTAGAGAGACGAGGAAACAGAGCGACAGAAGAGATGGCGGCCTTAACCAGAGTAGTTGCAGCTGCCAGAGAAACAATGAGAGGGAGAACACCTTTCATAGATCCGAGAGCGTATACAATGGCTATCCATGACGTATCAACACTAATATCAGCTATAGTGACTGTTGAGACCCAGATATGGATACTCGTTGCCAAGGCAGTCACTGCTCCGGATACTGCAGAGGAAAGTGAGAACAGGAGATGGAATAAATATTTGCAGCAAAGACGAGTAAATGCACTCTTTGAACTAAATCAGGGATGGCTTACAATTATGAGAAATTTGATTGCAGGTAGTCTCTCACTGAGAAAATTTATGGTAGAGTTGCTCATTGAAGCCAAAAAGGGAAGTGCTGTAAAAGGCCGGGCTGTGGAAATCATAGCAGACATAGGTAATTATGTCGAAGAGACAGGGATGGCTGGATTTTTCGCAACAATAAGATACGGCATTGAGACTCGATACCCTGCACTTGCATTGAACGAGTTTCAAGGTGATCTCAACATCATCAAGAACCTTATGGAAGTGTACAAGACTCTTGGTCCCAGAGCTCCTTATATTGTTCTTCTAGAGGATTCTATTCAAACTAAGTTTGCCCCTGGCAGCTATCCTCTACTGTGGAGCTTCGCAATGGGTGTAGGGACAACGCTGGACAAAGCCATGACTGCTCTAAATATAAATAGAGGATACTTGGAGCCAGTTTACTTCAGGCTCGGCCAACGTATGGCACGAAACAGAGTAGGAACTGTTGACACTCGAATGGCTGCAGAACTTGGGCTCACTTCTGATCAACTATCAGACCTCTCAACAGCCATTGTTGAGTCCAATGTTGGGAAGCAGGAATTAACATCAGCAACCAGAGAAGGAAGATTTGCTTCCAGTGCTCCCAACATCATTGAAGTTGATGAGGAATCAGAAGATGAGCAACCTCAACCCAGACAAGGACAACAGGCACAATTTAGAGCACAGCCAACAGGCATTCAAGGAAGGGAAACCCAGACAACCTCTGGAGTTGGGAAATCAATACAAGAACTGAGAAGCAGGCTCCAAGGAAACAGGGGTCTGAATACTAGCAAGGTCCAACAGAGAAATCAAATAGATGATCAAACTCCGGTTCAAAGTTCAAAAGATGACAACAGAAAGAGCATGGATCTTGAATTCATAGACGGTTAATGATAGACCGGGAAGACAACGACAATACCACAACCAACAGCTCCCAAAATGCGGAACAAACAAGCCCCAGAACCCCAAGGAGACAGCCCAGACAACCAAACCCGGCACCCCGCAGATCCGAACAAAGCCCCGCATTCGACCCCGAAGCGCAAACCAAAAAAACCACCAAATCTGCCACAGAACAGCCAACCAACCCCAAAGGACACCAACGACGCAAAACCCGCTTAACTATAAAAAACTTAGGATCACAAGGTACAAAAGATCCAACAGAAAGACAACCAGCCCGACTGCACAGAACCCGAAAACAAGCCCCAAAAGAACAAACAAAACCCCGAGAGGAGAAACAACCAATCCCCACACCCGAACAACCCTCCACACCCACACATAGCTCGACCACTTGCTCCCAAGGAGTCTTTTCACTTCATGGACAAAGAATCATTGGTTGATAATGGCATCAAAATTATTGAATTCATTCAGAAAAATAAGGATGAGATCCAAAAGACCTATGGAAGATCCCAAATTCAAGAGCCAAGAACCAGAGAAAGAGCAGCAGCCTGGGAGCTCTTTATTCGGGGTGAGAATCCAAGACCCGAAGGAGATAGAATGGCTGGAGTGGATCAACAAGATCCAACTGAGAGACGAGATGACGATGGCAGACCCAATACTCTTGCCAGAGATGGAGAGATTGGAGAAAGCGGTCCCAATTATATCTCATGGTCCAGCGGGGGAGATGATATACAGTTGGGTCCAATGGTACAAGACTTTGAGATCGATGATAATGGAATTAAACTACCCAACTCTAGAGGGTCTAAATCAGCTCCTAGATGCAGGAGTGTTGACAAGAGCAGAGCATCAGATTGGGAAAGAAGTCCTGCGAGTAATATCGACCATTTGTCCAACCTATCAGGTGGTGGGAAAGATCTTGGAAACTATATAAAGAATGTAGGAGTTATGGTTTATCCTCCTACAGGAGCAGGAGTTGACAGAAACTCATTGACTAAACCGGTTTCCGGAGTCAGACAATCAAGACTATCCAAACTAACATGGACAAAAGAATCCCCCCTTGATCAACCAGAGACAGTTCCAGAAACACTGAATGATGCTTATGTGATCAAAGAGGCAACCAGCAAGAAAGAAGTCACACCAGAAGACGGGATCTCCATTTTGAATCCCAATGCTGCATCCTTCACTCCACGGAGCACTCCAGCCCCAAAGAGCGTCGAGAAGGAACCAAACCAGAGACAACCAGCAGGGGGACACCCAGAGGACAAAGGGACACCGAACAGATCAGAAAATCCGACCACGAAATCGACAGCCATCAAAAATAGCAAGGTAATCACCAAAGCAATGGTGCACACCAGCCCAAACGAAATCAATCAATCCGCACGATCAATGAACATCGAGTTCGAGCCAAAAAGCAACCCCTCAACACTGACCCTCGAGACTGTCCAACCATCGAACCAACAAACGAACAACACACCAGCAAGTCACCCGTCCGGGAAGACCACAAGAGAGCTCCCCAAAGGCGCCCAACCTCAATCCGGAACAAGCCGAGCCGCCAACATCAAGGACCCCACAACTGCTCCAAACAAGACAAGCATCCAAACCAAGCCAGCAAGAAACGCCAGTGGCGGCGATGGGACAAACCCCCAAATGGCATCTCCCCCACCACCGCCAGTAGTCACCAATCCCCCGCTGAAGAAGAGAGTGCCGAAACTCTCGGAACCGAACACTCGGGATCATCTCTCCCACCCAACGGACGAGAAACGGGACCACGGTGGACCGGCAGTCAAAAGCAAGACCCAAGCACACAGAGGACTCAACGCAGACAACACTCAAAATTGCACTGACCAACCAACTCCATCCTCCAACAAGGCTCAACCCCCCAAAACACCAAAACCAGAGAATCCACAGGCAGAGCCAAAACCAAAGAAACATGTATCATTCCCAAACCTGGATCTCACCATCGAAGAAGAAGGAGGCACAGCTGTCGACATCATGGTCAACGAAACAAGAGAAGGAGTGATCGATGTTCACCTGATTAAAGAGGACAATAAAATTCTGAATATGGATCAAGACAATCCATGCTCAAACCAAATAACCAGTCAGCAAGAAACGGGTGTAACTAAAAGGGGCATAGGAGAGAATTCCTCATGTATTGGGACAAAGGAAGACTCAAGACAATTGAGTGGTGCAATCCAATCTGCACAAAAATCCAGATTGAGCCAGAGACAGGAGAATGCATCTGCGGAGAGTGCCCGACCTGGTGTGACCAGTGTACCATCTGATGACCCAGAGTCGGAGGAAGTCAAGACATACAGAGCGTCAGATGCAATAATCGAGCAATTAAACAATGATGAAGCACAAGATTACTACAGCTTTCTTGATTTGATGGAAAATACCGATGATGATGACTTGATATGTGAAGAGACCAAATTCTCTCTTCTGAACACTGCCAGACTGATAAGTTTGAATTCAAGGATAGAGAAGATAGAAGAACAAATCAAGAAGATCCCTGCAATGGAGAAGAAACTATCAGACATTGAAAAGCTTCTGCTTAAAACCAATACTGCACTCTCCACCATTGAAGGACATATCACATCAATGATGATCATGGTTCCTGGGAAAACAGTGAACGAAGGAGAGATACAAATAAATGAGCAGTTAAAGCCTGTAATTGGAAGAAAAGATGGTGTGTACGACAAAATGATACTCCCACGAGTAGACAAGAAAATCTCACTTGTGACTGATCGTACACCTCTTTGTGATGATTTCAAAGAAGATCCTTACGTGTTAAATGAGAAGCTTATCCTTGACCCCATCAATCCAAGCGTAACCAATGCCTCGGCGTTCATACCCAGTTACGACAATATATCTCCTGCTGTTCTTCGATCCCTCATAAGAAGCAATGTAGAAGACAGAGAGACACGAGTGGAGTTGATTGAGTTAGTGAATCAAGCAAGAAATGATTCTGAACTCAATGAGATACTCGCATTAGTCAATGACATTATAGATTCAAATCAGTCTGGTGTGTGATTCCCAAAATCACTCAACTAACTCAACAAACAACACACAATACCCGAAGTAGAAAACAATGACACTAGATCGCTACATAACTGTTTCGCAGTAGCTGCAATAGGGACACATGTAAATCACCACCGATTACACCCACCAATCTCAAATCACAGCTGTTCACGCATCTTTACTCACTGCTTAAGCAATGATATATGCAAGTATAATTAAACAAAACTTAGGGATCAAGCACGATCCAACGCCGGAGAGCGACAAAGAAAAACCAAAACCAGAGAAACACCAACCAATCTCCCAACGAAACTAAGAGGACCCCACAACAGCGAAACCCATCCAAAAGGAAGAAGTCACCCCAAAACCCAAACCCGAAAAGACAAAGACCGTCCCACCGCTACATCAGCAGCGCAGGAGTCCAACCAGCTGAGGTCAAGAGGAGGAAGGAACAGAAGTAGTTCTACGGACGAAATGGAGGCTATCACTAATTTCATGCCTTACACCTGGGAATTCGGAGGGTCACTAAACAAAGTCGAACCGGAACTAGATGAGAATGGGTCCATGATACCAAAGGTTAGGGTCTTGAATCCTGGATACAATGACCGGAAGAGTAGTGGTTACCAATACCTGATCTGTTACGGATTTGTTGAAGATATTAGATCTGAATCAAATGGTGACAAGAAACCGACAATCAGAACCACCGCCTCATTTCCACTCGGAGTAGGGAGAAGTGATGCATCTCCTGAAAATTTACTGGATGAAGTTTGCAAGCTTTCTATAACAGTCAGAAGAACATCAGGAGCAGAAGAGAAGATAGTATATGGGGTATCAGGAGGGATCTTGTACCTTGACCCCTGGAAGAAGGTCCTCAAGAATGGTGCCATCTTTACTGCAACTAAAGTGTGCAGAAACATTGAGTGCGTCCTTGTGGACAAACACCAATCTTTAAGGATTTTCTTTCTGAGCATAACTAAACTAACTGACCGCGGGTATTACACCATTCCCAGAAGGATGCTTGAGTTCAGATACAACAATGCAATAGCTCTCAACTTACTAGTCACTCTGGCTATAAGCACTGATACAACGAAGTCCGGTGTTAGAGGAATCAAGAATGAAGACGGGTTCACCTTAGTAACCTTTATGACCCATATGGGGAACTTTCAAAGAAGAGCAGGAAAGACTTATTCTCTTGAGTACTGCAGCAGAAAGGTGGACAAAATGAAAATGAAATTTTCATTAGGAGCTATTGGAGGATTAAGTTTCCATGTAAGGATTGATGGTGTCATAAGCAAAAGACTTTTTGCAGAAATGGGTTTCAGAAGAAACATTTGTTACTGCTTGATAGACATCAATCCTTGGATCAACAAGTTAACATGGAGTAATACCTGCGAAATCAGGAATGTAGCTGCTGTCCTTCAACCTTCAGTTCCTAGAGACTTCATGATTTATGATGATGTGTTCATTGATAATACAGGGAAGATTCTTCCTTCAAAGCATGCATAACAAAGATCAGTATGGTCACCTGAGCCCATCCTCCACACATTCCCACGACTCCTGAGTCTCGACCCCGAAGGGCAGAAATCACAACTGACACGAACCCCAAAAGACAAAAAAAGCAACCTAGCTCACATCTCAACCCGCTCACTAAACAATCTCAATTGACTGAACGCTACATCTCCAATAGATTGCGATAAGCCTTGCTAACCAGTTTATCAAACAGCTTTGGGAATTTTACTCTAAATCTGAACTTTTGGTCAACTAACCGAATATTAATCTCTCAAACTATCATATTAAGGGTTAATCTTGACTAAACAAAACTTAGGAAATCAGGGCTTATCCGAAAAAGACAACCAACAGACGCCGAAAATCAACACACACAAGGACCAACCACAGAGAAAAGAAGAAGCAACAAACACAGGAGAGACCCCCAAGCCACCACCAGAAACACCACATCCAAGGCACCCCCACCCCCCAACACCCCACGCCACAGCCCGTCCACAGAAAGCTCCGACGGCCCGGAGACCCCCAGGAACCCGGAAACCACACAAAGAAACAGGACCATCGGCACTCCCAGAGAGACCGAAAAGAAGATCGGCGACCAAGTTCGAAGGAAAAGCGAGACATCCAAAGAACCCGAGAAACAAAACAATTCGACTCACAGCAAGCTCAGTCAGCAAGCAATATCCCAGGAAACAACCCTGGTACAGCACAATGAAGAAAAAGACGGACAATCCCACAATATCAAAGAGGGGTCACAACCATTCTCGAGGAATCAAATCTAGAGCGCTACTCAGAGAGACAGATAATTATTCCAATGGGCTAATAGTTGAGAATTTAGTTAGAAACTGTCATCATCCAAGTAAGAACAATCTAAACTATACTAAGACACAAAAAAGAGATTCTACAATCCCTTATCGTGTGGAAGAGAGAAAAGGACATTATCCAAAGATTAAACATCTTATTGATAAATCTTACAAGCATATAAAAAGAGGGAAGAGAAGAAATGGTCATAATGGGAACATTATAACTATAATTCTGTTGTTGATTTTAATTTTGAAGACACAGATGAGTGAAGGTGCTATCCATTACGAGACTCTAAGTAAGATCGGATTAATAAAGGGAATCACCAGAGAGTACAAAGTCAAAGGAACTCCGTCAAGTAAAGACATAGTCATCAAATTGATTCCGAATGTCACCGGTCTTAACAAGTGCACGAACATATCAATGGAAAACTATAAAGAACAACTTGACAAAATACTAATTCCTATTAACAACATAATTGAATTGTATGCAAACTCAACTAAATCAGCCCCTGGGAATGCACGTTTTGCTGGCGTTATAATTGCAGGAGTGGCATTAGGTGTTGCAGCGGCAGCCCAAATAACTGCCGGCATTGCACTGCATGAAGCTCGACAGAATGCAGAGAGAATTAATCTCTTAAAGGATAGCATTTCTGCCACTAACAACGCAGTAGCAGAACTCCAGGAAGCAACTGGTGGAATAGTAAATGTCATTACAGGAATGCAAGATTACATCAATACAAATCTAGTCCCGCAGATTGACAAACTGCAATGTAGTCAGATCAAAACGGCATTAGACATATCTCTCTCCCAATACTATTCAGAAATATTAACAGTGTTCGGTCCAAACCTTCAAAATCCAGTAACTACTTCCATGTCAATACAAGCCATATCACAATCCTTTGGGGGAAATATAGATTTGCTCTTAAACCTACTAGGTTACACTGCAAACGACTTATTGGATTTGCTCGAAAGTAAAAGTATAACAGGCCAAATAACATACATAAATCTTGAACATTACTTCATGGTAATCAGAGTATATTATCCTATAATGACAACAATCAGCAATGCTTATGTCCAGGAATTGATCAAAATTAGCTTCAATGTCGATGGCAGTGAATGGGTATCTCTTGTACCCTCGTATATATTGATTAGAAACTCATATCTCTCAAACATAGACATATCAGAATGTCTCATAACCAAAAATTCAGTGATATGTCGTCATGACTTTGCAATGCCAATGAGTTACACCTTAAAGGAATGCCTAACTGGAGACACTGAAAAGTGTCCGAGAGAGGCTGTTGTAACCTCATATGTCCCAAGATTTGCTATCTCCGGGGGAGTGATTTATGCTAATTGTCTAAGTACAACATGTCAATGCTATCAAACTGGCAAAGTAATTGCTCAAGACGGCAGCCAAACATTGATGATGATCGATAATCAAACATGTTCAATAGTAAGAATTGAAGAAATCCTCATATCAACAGGGAAATATCTGGGAAGTCAGGAGTACAATACGATGCATGTGTCAGTCGGCAATCCTGTCTTCACTGACAAGCTGGACATAACAAGTCAAATTTCCAACATCAACCAATCCATTGAACAATCCAAATTTTATCTAGATAAGTCTAAGGCTATACTTGACAAGATAAATCTCAACTTAATTGGCTCTGTACCGATATCAATACTTTTCATAATTGCGATCTTATCATTGATTCTCTCTATTATAACTTTTGTGATTGTGATGATAATTGTCAGAAGATATAACAAATACACTCCTCTTATAAACTCTGATCCATCCAGTAGGAGGAGTACTATACAGGACGTATATATCATCCCGAACCCCGGAGAACATTCGATTAGATCAGCTGCTCGATCAATTGACAGAGATCGAGATTGATCAATTTTTAAGATCGATCATAGGAGAGATTTATTCGAGAATTATTGTAAATTAAAGAACTTAATAATCGAGTTAAGAAAAACTCAGGAGATCAAGTTTTATCACTAAGACTGAATCCGCCTAGATCATCCATATATCTAGTCTAATCTGACCAATAATCAATTTAATCTTCAAATCTCAAAGCAAGTCCGGATTCTAGATACACTTAGAATCAGTAGTTGAAATAAGTATTATAACAACTCATCTTATTGAATTCTTCCAATATGCCGCAGAAGACTGTGGAATTCATTAACATGAATTCCCCTCTAGAAAGAGGGGTCAGCACTCTTTCAGATAAGAAGACCCTCAATCAATCTAAAATCACCAAGCAGGGGTATTTTGGGTTAGGATCCCACAGTGAGAGAAATTGGAAGAAGCAGAAGAATCAAAATGATCATTACATGACTGTTTCAACCATGATTCTTGAGATATTAGTTGTCCTGGGCATCATGTTTAATCTCATAGTTTTAACTATGGTGTATTATCAGAATGACAACATCAATCAAAGGATGGCAGAACTTACAAGCAATATCACAGTCCTGAATTTAAATCTTAATCAATTGACAAACAAAATTCAAAGAGAAATTATTCCTAGGATCACTCTTATTGACACAGCAACCACCATTACAATTCCTAGTGCCATTACTTACATATTAGCAACTCTGACAACCAGAATCTCGGAATTATTGCCGTCAATCAACCAAAAGTGTGAGTTCAAGACACCGACACTTGTCCTGAATGACTGCAGAATAAACTGTACCCCACCACTAAACCCGTCTGATGGAGTGAAAATGAGTTCTCTTGCCACTAACTTGGTTGCACATGGGCCCTCTCCCTGTAGAAACTTTTCATCCGTACCTACAATTTACTATTATCGGATTCCAGGATTATACAATAGAACAGCATTGGACGAAAGATGTATACTAAACCCGAGATTGACAATAAGCAGTACAAAATTTGCTTATGTCCACTCTGAATATGATAAAAATTGCACCAGAGGATTCAAATACTATGAATTGATGACATTTGGAGAAATACTGGAGGGTCCGGAAAAAGAACCCAGAATGTTTTCTAGGTCATTTTATTCGCCCACAAATGCTGTGAACTATCATTCTTGTACGCCGATCGTGACTGTCAATGAAGGATATTTTCTTTGCCTTGAATGCACCTCCTCAGATCCCTTGTACAAAGCAAATCTATCTAATAGCACATTCCATTTGGTGATACTGAGGCATAACAAGGATGAGAAAATAGTTTCAATGCCTAGCTTTAACCTTTCTACTGATCAAGAGTATGTTCAGATAATCCCTGCAGAAGGTGGCGGCACAGCAGAGAGTGGCAATCTTTACTTCCCTTGTATTGGAAGGCTCTTACACAAACGAGTCACCCATCCTTTATGCAAAAAGTCAAATTGTTCGCGAACTGATGATGAATCTTGCCTGAAAAGTTATTACAATCAAGGGTCGCCTCAGCACCAAGTAGTCAACTGTCTGATAAGGATCAGAAATGCACAGAGAGATAATCCAACCTGGGATGTTATCACAGTTGATCTGACTAATACATACCCAGGATCAAGGAGCAGGATCTTTGGAAGCTTCTCCAAACCGATGCTTTATCAATCATCAGTATCATGGCATACTCTTCTTCAGGTAGCAGAGATAACAGACCTAGATAAGTATCAATTGGACTGGTTGGATACACCCTATATATCTCGTCCTGGAGGATCTGAGTGCCCTTTCGGAAATTATTGTCCAACGGTATGCTGGGAAGGGACATATAATGATGTCTATAGCTTAACTCCAAATAACGATCTTTTTGTCACTGTGTATTTGAAGAGTGAACAAGTTGCAGAGAACCCTTATTTCGCAATCTTCTCCCGGGATCAAATCTTGAAAGAATTCCCTCTTGATGCATGGATAAGCAGTGCACGAACTACGACAATATCGTGCTTCATGTTCAACAATGAAATTTGGTGTATAGCTGCATTAGAGATCACAAGATTGAATGATGACATCATAAGACCAATTTATTACTCTTTCTGGCTGCCTACTGATTGCCGGACACCATATCCCCACACCGGTAAGATGACCAGGGTTCCCTTGCGCTCCACATATAACTACTAATTGTATGTAATCAGTTAAAGGAATCTATTATTTCTCTTCTCCATTATCTGATTATATCCTAAGAAAAACTTAGGAATTCAGGGTACTGCCCTTAATGACTTGCACTAATATCAAAATTTCAATATACGACGAATGTGATTGGCTTGTATTATCATCATAACTACCTCCAGCCGTATCACTGACAAAAGATTTATAAGCACTGGATCACGGAGTCAGAGTTCAAAGCTTACTAACGTCAACCTCATTATATCTAGTTGGTGTTACAGGGTTACTTCGAGTCATATATGTAATTGCACCTGATAATACCTCTCTCATCTAGTACATTACCTCAACAGTATGATCTCGGGGATCCAACTACACCTCGACAACTCATAACAATCAACTAAATCTGCCTCACAATTGACCATTGCCATTCTCTCAGTCATAAAAAGGATCATCCCAACTGATTGATTATTTCTTTAAACCCTAAACGTAAATTATTCAATCATGTAAAATAAACATAATACTTTCAGATCTACAGTGATAGAGTTCTTAAATTTATTCCAATATAATCCTATTAATTAGCATTGAGAGATCTCCCATGACATCACTTTTCCAGTCAGTTAAATCTCAGAAATCCACTAACTGAGCTACCGTCGAAGTCAAGCATGGAGTTGGAAGGTAACGTCTCATTAACAGATATCCTCTATCCAGAGTGTCATCTAGATAGTCCTTTAGTTACAGGGAAATTGATACAAGCTCTAGAGTATGCAAATCTAACTCACAACCAATACCTTAAGGATAAAACTTTACTAAACAATATCCAACTGAATAAGTCTAAAGGAAAGAGATCCCGATACACAATTGCTCAAGAACAATTCGGTAATTTTATTAAAGACAAGATCAATAATCTTAGTCAGTTCTACCATGTTCCTTACCCTGAGTGCAACTATAATCTCTTTCGGTTATCATCTGACAGAATTGTTGCCAGATTAAGTGATGTGCTAAAAGTGCCTTATGATTGCTACCTATCCAATATTGAAAAACTACTAGGGATGTTAACTGCGGTCGACCGCAAACTAGGAGGACAGCCGCTGTGTAAGGATGTCACTGGTTCGGCACCTGATGATAAGCTTGTACATTTACCTGATACAATGAAACAGAGTGACTGGTACATGCCTTTCTTGTTCTGGTTCACTGTCAAGACTGAGCTCAGGTTACTACAGAAAGAATCACAGAAAGTCAAGAACAGAGGAAGCTCTAACATTGTTCAGTTCGGTGACAATCATCTTACTGTTGTAATGAACCCTTCTTTAGTGACCATCTGGGCTCAGAAGTCTAAACAATGCTATTACCTAACTCCTGAGCATGTATTGATGTTCTGTGACGTCCTTGAGGGAAGGTTAATGATAGATGTCACAGTCAAATCCGATGATAGGTACAAATCATTAAGAACTAAGTCAAAAGAACTCTGGGAATTAATAGATCCTTTTTTTCCTATAATAGGGAATGAGACGTATAATATTGTTTCAATGTTAGAGCCTTTTACCCTTGCAACTCTACAACTGAAAGACAGGTCTCAACAATTAAGGGGTGCATTCTTACACCATTGTATCAAAGATTTGAAGAGTGAGTTAGTATCTAACGGTTTTACTGATGATGAAAAAATTGAGAGATTCTGCGACAAACTTGTCAACATACTAAATAACAACGATATACATATGATAGCAGAAATGTTTTCTTTCTTTAGAACATTTGGACATCCTACTCTCGAGGCAGTTACAGCAGCTTCAAAGGTCAGAGATTACATGAAAGCAGACAAAGTTTTAGAATACGAGACAATTATGAAAGGCCATGCAATTTTCTGTGGAATAATTATCAATGGTTACCGTGATAAACATGGAGGGGTTTGGCCTCCTCTAACCTTTCCAAAGCATGTACATCAGGAAATCAAAAGACTACAATCATCAGGGGAAAGACTGACTTATGAAATATGTATTAAACACTGGAAATCATTTTGCGGGCTGAATTTTAAATGTTTTATGGATCTTAATTTGGATGAAGACTTGAGCATGTATATGAAGGATAAAGCTCTTGCTGCTATAAGGAATGAGTGGGACAGTGTTTATCCTAAGGAAAATCTCTCTTACCAGCCAACAAAAAATACAACTCCTAGGAGGTTAGTGGATTACTTTATCAATGATGAAGATTTCGATCCTTATAGCATGCTCCAGTATGTGATAAACGGTGATTATCTGAATGATCCTGATTTCAATGTATCGTATAGTCTAAAAGAGAAAGAGACAAAGGAAGTAGGAAGACTCTTTGCCAAAATGACTTATAAAATGAGAGCCTGTCAAGTTATGGCTGAATCATTAATTGCACATGGAGTCGGGAAATTCTTTAAAGAGAATGGAATGGTCAAAGATGAGCAAGATTTGCTGAAGTCACTTTTTCAGATGTCAATCTCTGGTGTCCCTAGAGGAAATATCAGAGGTGGTGCTCCATCTAAGATGAGTCAATCTGAAAGAAAGATGCGATCTCAGGACTTTTACAAATGTCAAGTGCACAAGCAACACAATGCTTCTGCGAAAGCAAAGTCTCCTATTGATGATAAAGGGTGTTCGGAACTTTGTCAAAGGATAAGAGAGAATGCACAGTACAACAGGGTTATTGGTAGATCAAGCCATAATTCCAAAAATAAGAATATATATAAGAAAGATTTCTTTTACATGCATTATGGATTAGACCCAAGAGACTCAATTATCAAGGATCTCACAGCTGAAGAGACTGTTAAAAGGTTTGAAGAGGAGAACAACATTAAGTATGATGTTATCAGCTCGTTTTTGACTACAGATTACAAGAAGTTTTGTCTTAACTGGAGACATGAGTCGGTAGCAATATTCGCTAGAAGAATGGACGAAATTTACGGATTGCCAAATTTTTTCAACTGGATGCACAAAATCCTAGATAAAAGTACAATTTATGTGGCAGACCCTAACTGCCCACCGAGTAACAGGAGTCATGTAGATCTAGATTTTCAACCTGACGACCACATCTATATAGTTCATCCTAAGGGAGGGATAGAAGGTTATAGTCAAAAGTTGTGGACAATAATCACTATCCCTTTTTTATTTCTAAGTGCTTATGAGACAGGAACTAGGATTGCAGCTGTTGTTCAAGGGGATAACCAGTCAATAGCAATCACCACCAAGGTACATCCAAGTCTCCCCTATAAAATTAAGAAAGAAATTAGTGCAAGTAAAGCCAAAGAATATTTCTACAGACTTAGAGATAATTTGAGATCACTTGGACACGACATGAAGGCAACTGAAACAGTCATTAGCACAAACTTTTTTATATACTCTAAGAGGATTTATTATGATGGAGTAATGCTGTCCCAAGGGTTGAAGACAATATCCAGATGTGTCTTCTGGTCTGAGACCTTAGTGGATGAAACAAGATCAGCTTGTAGCAACATTAGTACAGCTATAACCAAATCAATAGAAAATGGAATTGATCATCGTTTCGGATTTTGTCTCAATTATCTTAAGACTATGCAGCAACTCTCAATTTCCTTGAATTTCTCAATTAATGAAACAATAACAGATGACATTAAGATGGCATTTACAAATCATCCTGAATGGTATAAAATATCATCTATGATACCAGCTGCACTCGGGGGTTTCAATTATTTGAACGTGTCAAGACTGTACGTGAGGAATATAGGTGATGTATTGGTGGCCTCATTAGCAGATATTAAAAGATATATAAGTAACAATCTACTGAGAGACGAGATCATCCAGAAAATCATGACCCAGGTGCCAGGTACTGCTTCTTATTTAGATTGGGGTAGTGATCCTTATTCTGCTAATATACCTCATATGCAAAGTATTACAAAAATGATCAAGACAATAACTGCAAAAAGCATCCTTTCCAACTCCAAGAACCCTCTGCTGAAGGGGCTATTCCATTCAAAATCCCATGAAGAAGATAATGAATTGGCTGCTTTCTTAATGGATAGATCTATCATCATCCCTAGAGCTGCACATGAGATTATTGATAATTCAGTCACTGGTGCAAGAGAACAAATTGCTGGGTTGCTAGACACAACAAAAGGGCTCATTAGATCAGGGTTAAGGAAAGGCGGAATCCAGCCTAAGACCGTAGACAAGATAGCAAACTATGACTATCAGCAATTCATCGTCCTTCAAGATTTACTTCTCAATACTAATTCGAATCCGTTGATTGACTACAGAGCATGTTCCATAGACCTTGCAGTAGCTTTAAGAACTCATATGTGGAGATCACTTGCAAAAGGTCGGGAAATATACGGATTAGAAGTCCCAGATCCATTAGAATGTTCTAAAGGAGTATTCATTAAAGGGAGCGAGGAGTGTTCTGAGTGTATTAGTCATTCCAATGATTATACCTGGTTCTTTGTTCCTAGACTTGTGCACTTGGATCAAGTGACATCAGAAATGACATCTATTCGAGTCCCTTATATAGGTTCGACAACCGAAGAGCGTAGTGACGTTAAGCTTGGGACGGTTAAAAACATGAGTAGAGCACTTAAAGCTGCAGTCAGGATTGCCACTGTATATACATGGGCATTCGGTTCCGATGATCAAAGTTGGGATGAAGCATGTATTTTAGCAAATCAGAGAGCAAACATTCAGCTCGAAGTCCTCAAAACCATAACACCAATCGCAACCTCTAACAATCTTTTCCATAGATTGAGGGACAAAACCACTCAATTCAAATTTGCCGGTAGTGTGATAAATAGGGTCTCGCGATATGTTACTATAAGCAACGATAACATAAACTTCAAGGCAGGTGACGAGAAACAAGACACAAATTTTATATTCCAGCAAAGTATGTTATTAGGATTGTCTCATCTTGAGAAAGTGTACAAAAATTACGCTCGGACAGGTAGTGAGAGTATTGTCTACCATTTACACGTTGAATCCTACTGTTGCATCAGGCCTACTAAAGAGATACCCTATTGTCATAGTTTAAGACCAGTCCCCTTGATAGAGCATAGTTCTGAAAATGTGCTCATCTATGATCCATCACCAGTAACAGATTATCAGAAAATCAAATTGGAGATTCAGTATCTCGATAAAGAGGAATTAGATTTCACTGTCTGGAGTACTTTAGAGTTACAGGAATTACTAGCAGAATCCACCGCTTACACCATAATAGATATCATAACTAAATCTGAACGAGATCACCTCAAAGAATTTGTGAGTGTGTCATCTGATGACAATATCAGTAGTCTTATCACTGAGTTCCTACTTGTTGATCCGGAGCTGTTTTCTTATTACCTTGGGATGTATTCAGCATTAAAATGGAGCTTCGATATCCACTACAGGAGACCTAGAGGGAAAAATGCTATGGTGGAAATTATCCGTGACTTACTCAATCAGGCATCAAGACACTCATACAAGGTTATTGCCAATGCTTTGTCACATCCTAGAGTATTAAAGAAGTTTATAAATTCAGGACTTGTCACCCCGTCATATGGTCCATACGTATATCAACAAGATTTTTATGTGATGTCACAGAACTTGTTAATCTCAAGTTATAATATGTTTCTTACTAAGATCTTGAATTCAGAAATTGTTAGGATTATGATAGCAGAGCAGGATGAGAATGTTGTGGAGATAAGAGAAAAAACACAATTGAGTAAATATCTTTGTTTATTGATTGATCTGTATGCTTATCGGGGTGAGATCCCTTGGATTGTTGATTTAGATCCCTTTGAGAAAGCAATAGTGTTAGAAAATTATCTCTTTGAACAGTGTCAGAAGGAGGGAATGATTGGAGTATGGAACATAACTTCCCCAAAATTTTCACAATATCGAGCATCGGTCACATATCTCAGGCGAAGCTCTGTCAAACAATTACGCATCCGACAAAATGATGAGGTGATAGAGATCAGTCGGTTAGAGAATGATGTAATGGTAAAATTTAACTCCTCAATTTTGAGCCAGGTTGACCTTAACGATTCTTGCTTCTTAATGAATCTTGAGGAGGCAATTTTCCAATCAACTGAAATTATGACATCTCACTCTGTAGTATCAAGGAGTCCGCGACTTTTAGAAAATCATATGAACAGAAGGATAGGAATCAACTCAACGTCATGCTACAAGGCTGTTGATCTAACACCTATTGTGAAAAGATACCTCCCATCTGAGGGACGGAGACTATTTCTAGGAGAAGGGTCAGGAGCTATGATGTATGTATACCAGAATACTCTTGGTCCTTCACTCTGTTACTATAATTCTGGTGTAACAGATCAGGGACTTGAAGGACAAAGAGAATTAAAAATGTATCCGGCGGAGTACTACCTGTGCTCAACATCCAGTAACAGAGAGGAAGAATTGCTCCCTTCTGTAATACCATTATTTAATGGTAGACCAGAAACAACCTGGATAGGCAACATTGATGCGTTCAGATTAATCACAGAATTTGTCAATCCATTGGAGACAGTTATGACACACTCTGACATGGAATCTGGCATGACTAAGGATGAGGAAACTATCCTAGTGGAACATTCACATATCATATCACTACATATAAATCTGACAGTTGAGGACAGTATATTGGTGTCAAAGATCGCCTTTGGCAATAATTTAAACATCATGAGATTGTTTAAAATGTATAGATCATTCTTTTCTCTAGTCATTATCGCAATGCCAATTTCGAGTAATCCACAGTCTAGTGAGATCTACTTGATTTGTTTACAGAAATTAATTAGAGGAATTATAACCCCTCAAAGAGTCCTTGGCGCTTCCATGGGGAGTACACCAGACATCACTCTTTCATTCATCAATCTAGTAGAAAAGATCAAAATGAAGAATTATTTACAGATGATCAAGGATGATATCAGGAAATCAGTCAGGGAGCCTGAAATGTTAATCCCAGGGAAGTTAACAAGCAAGGAGAAATTTCTCTTGAGTATTGGTTTTTCAGCAAATGGACCAACTCTTATAGAAAGTGAAACAGGACATGACCCTGGCTCGACTAAGGAAGATCTAAGGACTGCTCTAATAATAACCTTGAATGAATTACTCAACCACTTAGATCTTGAGCGCCACCCTTCCTCATTTTTCCAGCCGTATCAAGTTCTTGAGAATTCCAGGATATTATCCCTCAAAGACAAGATTGCAAAGAAATATGCTCTCTTCATTCTCCTGTACATTAACACTGTTGAGAGCAAAAGAAAAGTGATATGCAATCTCAAACGTGGAAAAATAGTGTGTGATTTCGGTGAGAAGCAATTTTTGAAAATTTTGCCAAAAAAATTAAGAGAAAGAGTACACACAGCTTTGGAAAACTCCATTCATATCATAAACCTTGAACGTGTAATCCAAAAAAGATGGTGGAAAATAGTAGGCTACACAGGGATTCTGTAAATAATATACTAATCTCCTATATAACCAGCTCCACACCCACGAATTTACAAACCAGTTAAGAAAAACTTAATTTTGTTTTTGTAATAACAACGAGAAATCCAGACCTTTGTCTGGT